GTTGTGCGAGAAATACCACCACGTAGGATCGGGATCGCCCGTGTCGAACGCCTGCATGGTGTCCATGAACCAAGCGCACTGGATCGACGTGAAGCTGCCCGTCGCGATCGTGAGCAGGTAGAAGGAATACCCCTCGCCCGCGCCCCCGGCGCACGAGTGACACCGATAGCTGTTGTCCGCACCGAAGACCGATTGAAAGCCGGGCGCTCCGTCCGATCCGCTTCCGTGAATCAAAACCTCGTCGGTTGCCGAAGGCACTTGCGTCGCGCTCGGCGCGCCCCCGGTGAAGCCGGCCGCCGCGCTGTACTTGGTCCGGTAGTCCGTGCTGATCGTGCTCCGCTGAATCACGATCTCTCGTTGGTTGCCGTTCACGACGGGGCACTTGAGCCGGACCCATGCGCTCGAATTGCCGAAGCCGTGCGCGCCCCCGCCGCCGCCCGTGACCTGCGTTCCACCCGCCGAGTAGGTCGTCCCGTCGGAGTCGGACACCTTGGTCCAGCCGGCCGCGATGAGGTTCGCAATGTGCTGGTACATCGCGAGCGAGCCGGTCGCCGGAAGCTCGTTGACGTCGAACGTGTAGGCCATGGGCTAGCTCCTCTGGCGAGCCTACCGCGCCCGGACCCGCTCGAACAGGGGGCTTTAGCAGCTACCGCCGACGGGGAGAGCTGCGAGCAGCGCCTCGAGAACCGCGATGATGTCGTCCAGCGGGGTCAAGAAGCCCTCGAGCGCCGTGGGGTCGAGCCCGATCGTGAGCTTGATCTGTAGCTCGGGGAGTCCGATGAGACCGAGAAGTCCGTTGATCAGAGAGAAGAGGCACGTGATCGGCTCCACAAGCGTCGCGAGCCACGCGAGGAAGCCCGAGAGGTTGTTCTGCGCGCAGTCGACGGCCGTTTGAAGGTTCAGGCTGCCCGTCACCTTGATCCGAAGCTCGGCCGCGAGCAGACGGAGCAGCTTGTTCAAGATGACGAGGATCATCGCGCGGAGCCCCTTGAGGAAACAGAGGATCGCTTGCAGGATGCTCGCGATCAGAACGGGGACCGAGAGCGGCGGGAGGATGCCGAGCAGCTTCGCGAGATCGTCGGCGAGCTTCGGGAAGCACGCGATGAGCTTGCTCGGGTTCGGGGGCGGTCCGAGGATGCCTGGGATCGCCTTCACGCACGCGACGATGTCGACCAGGACGTTCAGGATGTCGAAGATCGGTTGCAACGGCGCGAGCGCGGTGTCCGCTTTCGAGAGAGCCGAGAGTGCGAAGGACATCGACTCGGGCGGGGTCGCGCCGAACCCCATGCCGCAAAACTGGGCGCCGCCCGGGAAGGTGATGCAGAGGGGCGCGCACGTGGGCGGAGGAACGGGGACGCAGAACGTGTTCAGATCGGGAAGAGCCATCGAAGCCTCAGATCGGTTGCGAGCCGTCGCTGACGACGCGACCGTTGATCGTGCACGAGAGCGCGTCGACCACGACCGCGCCGTCGCTCTTCAAGTAGATCGCGGCCGTGCCGTAGATGGTGATCCCGGGCCCGGTCTTCGAGGTGCCGTCCATCTCGATCATGTCGCCGTTCTTCTTGTCCTTGAGGCGCAGCGTCTCGTTGCCGTCGCGGTCGTCGATCGTGATGATGTACTTCGCCGTCTCGATGACGTTGACGTCTTCGGGCGTGTCGCCGGGCGCGAGCCCGTCACTCGAGCCCGGGTAGTTCTCGCCCGTCGTTGGCGATTCGCCCGTGCCCCACTGCGCCGGCATGTAGTAGGGGCAGTCGGGGTCGCCGCCCTTGAAGAGGATCCCGAGCTCGGCGCCCATGGGCGGGGTGAACTTCATCCCGCGCTTCTTCGTGCCGCCGCCCGGAGCGCCCAGAGGGAACGCCCATCCGCTCTGACCGTCGATGAGGCCAGGGATCCGCACGCGCACGCGCGAGAGCCCCATGGGGTCGTTACGCGCGACGACGACGCCGATCTGAAGGTACTTGTAGCGGACGTCGCCGTGATCGTTCTCGTGGTCGTCGCTCATGTTCCGCTTCCCGTGTTTGGCTTGTAGGTGACCTCGCCCGTGCGATCGGAGACCTGATAGACGTTGAGCTGCTCGCCGTCAGCCGCTTCCTTCTTGTTCAAGTTGCCGTCGCTCTTGACGCCCGCGGTGCCCGGGCCGCCGTTGAGCCCGTCGCTGACGACGCCCATCTTCATCGTGTACGACGTCGCAGTGAGCGAGTGCTTGCACTTCTTCACGTAGTAGTTGCCCGAGAGGCGCTTCGAGATCCCCTGCACGTCGATGATCATCTTCGCCGAGACGCTCGGATCTCCGATCGCGTCGATCGTGAGATGCGCCGCCACTTGCTGCGCTTTGATGAACTTGCCGTCGGCCTCACGCTTTGCCGCTTCCGAGTTGGGCGCGTTCGTGAGGATGACCGCGGACGTCGCCGTCGGCGTAGCCGGGTCGACCGTGACCGTCTCGCCCGTGCGCTGCGCGACCGCGATTGCGATCGGCGCGGTCGTGTCGCGCTCGGTGTCCGAGTTGCTGCCGACCTCGCTGATGTCGGTCTTCTTGAGCGCGTCGCGGCCCATCGCCGTCACCACGCCCGGAAGCGTCGTCACGTCGTTGTCGATGTTCCACGTGAGGATATCGCCTTGCCCGGGATCGAGGTAGTAGATGAATTGCCGCATCGGCTTCGTGTTCATCTTCCGCCGTTCCCAGTGCAGCCCGTCGGGCCCGATGTAAAAGACGAAGCCCTCGCGACGCGCGAGCGACTGCAAGAACTCGGCGTCCGTCATGCGCGCCTGATGCGTCGCCGGGATCACGACTTCCGAGTCGTCGATGAATTGCGCGCTCGGCCCGAAGCCGTTCTTCAGAGCGATCGACGCGACGATGTCGCTTCGCTTCATACTCTCGAAGGTCGCGCTCGTCTTGAGCTTGTTCATCGCGATCCCGGTCGAGAGCGCTTCGACCTTGAGCGCGAGCGAGCCGGTGATCTTCTGGATCAGGCACGTGCGCGCGGGCGCGAGGTTGCCGGCGTAGCCGTAGGCGATCACGATCCCGTTGCCGTGCTTCCAATTCGGATCGTCGAGCAAGGACAGGTCGAAGTTGTCCATCGTGAGGTCGAACTTGTCGGCCTTCTGATCGTCCTCGTCGAACTCGAGCGAGATCACGCGCTCGGACACGTCGACGGGCTCGGTCGTGAAGAGGTAGACGCCCTTGTCGACCGAGGTGATCGGACCGATCTTCACCGTGAAGGTCGGCGCGTCGCGATTGGGGATCGGCGCGGACATGGGATCACGTGGCCGAGGTTTGCTGACGATGCGAGTCGAAGATCTCGGTCTGCACGGTCTTCAGCGACGGGATCTGAAGGATGCGACCGATCTCGAGTTGGATCGTCGGGTCGAGAATCGGGTCGGGCTGAAAGTCGGCGATGACCCACCAGAGTTGCGCCGCTTGGCTCATCGTCGCGTAGTAGCGTTGCGCGAGCGAGAAGAGCGAGTCGCCGTTGCGAACGGCGTGCTGAATGTTGTCGGGGAACGGCGCGAAGCGAAACGGGTCTCGATCGGTGAGCGTGAGCAGGCCCGACGTGGGATCGATGTACCCGACGCAAAACTGATAGCGAGAGAAGAGGCGAGGGGGCATCAGGGTCCTCCCGTTCCGTCGTTGGCCCCTCCGGTCGACTGCCCCGGCGCGACTTGCCCGCTACGCGCGGTGCCCATGCTGAGAACGTCTTCCGAGTAGATCCGAAAGTCGCGGACCTCTTCGACGTCGACCTTGAAGCCAAAGTGCACGGGGTCGCCCTTGCGATTGAAGAGCGTGTGCTTGCCGTGAAGCTTCGAGATGACGCACGTGAGCGAGACGAAGCCCTGCGCGAGACTCGACGGCCACACGAAGAGCACACGAGGGGGCGAGCCGCCTACGATCGTCGCGGGCGAGTTGCGCGACGAGTAGCAGAGCGAGAGCAGAAAGCGCCTCGCATAGTGGATGTCGCCGAGCCGGTTCCCTCGATCATCGAACGCGCGAAACGCGAGCTCGAACGAGAAGGTTTGGTTCCCCGTCTGCTGATACTGAAGCGGCATGTGCGAGAGGCCGAGCACCGCGAGCCGGTTCCAGTGCACCTCGAGATCTTCGTCGAGCTCCGTCGGGTTGAATTGCGCCTCGACGGACACCGCCGTGTTGAGGTTCATCAGCGACATGCGGTCGGGGGTGAACTTGAAAGAGTCGCCGCCAGGGCTGATCACGTTCGACATGGTCAGGTCTCCACGGGCGTCGGGTTGAAGCCTCGAGCGTCGTCCGACTTCTTGCCCTTGGCTTGGAAGCGGCCCACGGCTTCGCCGTCGAGCAAGACGACGCCCGAGACGTTCGTAGGCTGCGCGGTGTTCTTGCTGATCTCGGCGAGATGCTTCTCGAGCGCGGCCGAGCCCGACTCTCCGCCGCCCGATCCGGCCGCAAGCGAGGGCATGGTCATCCCTGACGCGGTCGCGGGCGACTTGAAGGGCGACGCAGCGGTACCCTCTGCCGAGCCCCCGCCGCCCGTGAACACGTTTCCGCCCGCGGTCGAGCCGCTGCCCGCCAAGACGTGCGGCACCGTCTCGCCCTGCGCTTGACCCGACTGCGCGAGGATGTCCGCGGGCGACGGACCTTTGATGTACTTGAGGCCCGCGACGATCTTGTCGATGAGCCACACGAGCCCGCCGAGCGCCGCTGCGATGCCGCCGACGATCTGCACGATGACGCCGCCGACGAAGCCCACGATCTTGCCGAAGGTCTGCCACCCCGATCCGGCGTTCGCCGTCGACTCGGTCATCACGCCAAGCGTCACGAGAAGGTTCTTGATCTGGTCCCAGAGGAAGCCGAACACGGTCGTCATCGACTCGGCCGCGGGACCGAGGCCGCTTTGAAACCCGTCCACGACTCCCGCGACGTAGTCGAGCCACGCGCCGAAGACGACCGCGGCGACGTTCGCAAGAGCCGTGAACACGTTCCCCACGATGGTCGCGACCGAGACCCCGACCGCGCCGAAGCGATCGAAGGACGTCGCCGCCGCGTCGGGCGAGTCCTTGCTGCCCAAGAGTCGACCGAAGGCGTCGGTGACGCGCGTGATCGACTCGCCGACAATGTGCAGGGCGGGACCGAGCTTCGACATCGTCGCGACGAACCCGTCGCGCAAGCCGACGAAGAAGTTCTCGATGCGGCCGACCCACATGAAGACGGAGATCGCGAAGTCGCGAATCCCAGAGTGCGCCTCGAGCTGCTTCCACGTGTCGGCCGTGAAGCCACCGCCCGAGAAGAGCTCGTAGAGTGAGAGAAACGTGAGCTTGATCTTGTCGACGATGGGCTGCATGAAGTCGCGAATCCCGCCGAGGTTCGTCTCCCACGCTTTGCGCAAGAGGTAGACGGCGCCAACGACCGCGCCGATGACGGCGACGACGGGAAGAACCGCCGCGACGACACCGCCCAGCGTGACGCCGACCGCGCCGAGCCCCATGCTCACGAGACCGATCGCGGCCTTCAGGGCGAGCGCAGCGCCAACGAGAACGAGAATCCCCGAGACCGCTGCGAGCACCTTCGCGATGACGAAGATGATCGGCTTCGGGATCGAGAGGAATGCGGTCAGGATCGCGTTCTTGAATCGGAAGAATCCCTCTTCGAGGGGTAGCAGCGCCTCGCCGAGGAGCTTGCTCGCTGCCTGCGAGAGCGCCGCGAATTGCTTCTCGGGGTGAGCCTCGAGCATCTTCTGAGCGGCTTCGGCGGTCGCTCCGGTTGAGTGCGCGAGCTGATCCATCACGCCCGCGAGATCTTGTCCACCGTTGCGCATGAGGGCCATCGCGACCGTCGCGCCTTCGGAGCTTCCGAAGAGTTGCTGTAGCTGGGCGTTCGTCTTGCCGACGCTCTGCGCGAGCACGTTGGGACCGTGCGTGATCATCGCGTCGATGACCGCCTTCAAGCCGGCGACCGCGGGGCGCCCTTGGATGCCGGCCGCGGAGAGTTGCTGCACGTAGCCGAGCAGGCTGTCCATGCCGACGCCCGCGCGCTTCGCGACCGGCGCGATCTTGTCGAGGATCGACTCCATCCCCTGCAAGCCGCCCGGAATGTGCGACGACGCCACGAAGAGGCGGTCGGTCACCTCGGTCGCGTCCTCGAACGCGATCCCGTAGACCTTCAAGAGCTCGGCCGTCGAGCTCATCGACTCGTGCAGGTCGCCTTGCGTCGCAATCGCGAGCTCGTTCGCTGCCGTCATGAGCCCGGTCATCTTCGCCGAGTCGTCTGCGCCGTTCGCGACCGCGTCGTAGAAGACCTTCGCCTCTTCGGTCGGCAAGACGCCGAATCGGATGCCGAGCTTCGTCACGTCCTCGGCGAGACGCTCGTGCGGATACTGCGCCTCGGACACGCGCGTCGAGACGAGCGCAATCGCCGCCTCGAATTCGTGCGCGTCGTGGATCGCGGGTTCGAGCACCTTCTCGAAGAGCTCGTAGCCCGCCGCCATGAGCGTCCCGCCGAGCGCGAACGACTTGAACATCCCCTCCATCTGCTCTTTCGTCTCGTGCGAGACGTGGCCGACGTCGTGAAGGGAATGCTCGACCTTCTCCATCACCTCGGACGCCATGTCCTTCGCGGTGAAGAGGAAGCCGAGCCCCATGTTGTTCAGCGCCACGGCTTCACTTCCTACTTCTCGCCGCTGCGTTCGCTGCCGCTTGCTGCCGCTTGAGCGCGTCGTGCTCGCGCGAGCGCTCCGTCTCGAGACGGTCCATGTAGAACTCGAAGTCGGCGAGCGGCATCTTCATGAGACCTTCGTACCCGAAGGTTATCCCAGATCCGCCGTGCTGATGATAGGAGAGTCGGAAGACCGCCTCGCGGTAGTCGTCGAGATCGTGCGAGCCGAAGAGCGCCGCGGTGTTGTCTACAGTGCCAGGGGGTCCGCCGTCTCTTCCGTCTCCGTGCTCGACGACGCGTCCGAGAGGAACTTCGCGGCTGCCGAATACGGTAGAAAGAAGGCCCGATCGAAAGGGAGCTTGACGATCATCCCCCCGCCGCAGTGAGGGCACTCGACGTCGATGTCCGTGTCGACGCCGCAGTCGTGCGACTGGATGAGCGGCATCATCGCGTCGATCGATGCGAGACCGAGCGTCTCGAGGTAGTCGAAGATCGTGTCGGTCTTCATCCTCACGCCCGCGATCTCGACGATGTAGCTCGCGAGCGAATCGATCATGAGGTTCTGCCGCTCTTGCTGACGCTTCGGACCCATCTTCTTCGCCTCGATGGTCTTCAGTGTGCGCTTTGCGTCCGCGCCCGTCTTGAGCTTGAACACGAATTCCTTCGCCGGGTCCACGAAGGGGATCTTCTCGACGAACTTGTTGTCCGTCTTGAAGATCTCGCGATCCTTCTCGGAGAGGTACTTGGTCTTCTCGTCGAGCAGCTTTTGCAAGCTGATCTCCCACTCGAATTTCTTCTTGCAGCCCGAGCGACCGCACTGAAGCTTCAGCGGGTACTCTTTGCCCGGGTAGGTCGCCTCGCGGACCGCGATGAGCGCGTAGAAGCGATCCCCGACAAGGATGTCGTTCCAGTCGGGCGCGGTGCCCTTGAAATGGTAGGGGCCCTCGTCGAGCACGCGCACGGTGCAATTCGAGAGGATGTAGTCCTCGACCTCGTTGTCGCGGACCTTCTGCTCGTTCGTCAGGTAGCGACCGTCCATGCCGGTGAGGCCGCGCGTTTCGATGATGAGGCCAGAGGGGAGTTTCGAGCTCATGGCCAAGACCTACCATCGCGCGACCTTCTTGAACAGATCGACGGTGCCGACATACGTAGCCGGCGAGGCCCCCGGAGTTGCCGCTTTTCTTTTTTACAGGCCGAGCGTCTTGTCGAACGTGTCGAGCATCAGCGTGGCCTTCTCGATGACGTTCTCGTCGGCCTCGTTGTCCCAGTCGCCCGCGACGAACTTCGTCGGCGCGAGGTTCGTGGTCGTCCAGCGACGGAGCTCGGAGCCGTCTCGATCTTGCTGCACGAGGTCGCCGTCGCGCTTGTACTGCGGCGACACGAGCCCGGTCTGCGAGACCATGTTCGCGCACTGCTTGAACCAATTCCAGAGGTCGCCGTCCGCCGTCGCAGCGCGCTCGATCGTGATGTCGGCGACCGTGACGCGACCGAGATCCTTGTTCGGGATCAGGGCGCCGCCCTCGAAGTATTCGATCTTCGCGATCTCGGCCGAGAGCTCGGAGCACTTCTGGAACCCGAAGAACGAGAACCGATCGATCTCGAAGAGGAACTTGAACTTCTTGTGGAACGTGCGCGGCTGACCGAATGCCATGGTCCGTCTCCTCTTCCCTTACGCTGCCTGTTGCGCGAGCTGTTGCTGAAGAAGCGTCGTGTCCTGACCGACGCGGAGGATGATGAACTCGCCCGGCTTCGCGGTCGCGATGCCGAGACGCGCATTCATCTCGAGGGCCTGCGCGTCGGCGGGCGTGTTGATCGCGGCGCCCGTGTCGACGGTGAAGGCGAGCGTCGGATCGTCCGATGCGAAAGCGCCGTTGTTCGTCTGGATCGTGAGGAAGTTCTTGATCGCGCGCCCGAGTGCGGCGAGCGTCGACGTCTTGATCTTCCGGTGCTTGAACGGCGCGAGACCGATCTCGAGGGACTGCTCGATGTAGATGATCCCTCGGCGCTCGCCGATGGTCGGGAAGTTGCCCGTCGAGAGCAGCGTCTTCGCGCCGTCCATGTGGATCGGCAGACCGTCGAGCCCCACGATCGGGTTGATCCCGACCGGGTAGATGAGGTCGCGCTTCGTCTCGTCCTTGACCTCGTTCGTCTCGAGGCCGAGCGCGTCGAGGAGCTGACCCCATCCGACGTTCGTGGGCGCCAAGCCGGTCCCGGCCGGCGCTTCGTAGATGCCGCCCGGGATCGACGCATCGTTCGCGCCGTAGCGTCCCGCAATCGCGCCCGAGGGGGGCACGACGATCGCCGCGTCCGCGCCGAAGACGGTCTTGCTCGGGTTCGCGATGAGGATGTTCGGCCAGTAGATCGCGCCGAACTCGCTCGACTCCTCGAGCAGCGCCGTCGACGTCACGTAGGTGACGATCTCCGAAGCCGTCATCCCGACCGGGGGATCGAGGATCGCGAACATGCTGCCGAAGCGGAACGCCTCGCAGTAGGTCAGCATCCCGTTGTGCACCGCGGGCGTGGCCTGACCGGGGACGATGAGCAGGCGGATCCTCTGCGTCTGATCGAAGGCGTGCAGACCCGTCGGGCCGGTGCCCGAGTCCGGGTGCCCGGTGAAGTCGGCGTCGGTGATCCCCGCGAGACCGTCGCCGCCGCCCGACATCGAGAAGGTGCCGTTCGCGGGGACGTTGTTGGGGAAGGCGACCTGCACGAACTCGTCGGTGAGGAAGAGGTAGTCCGAGCCGTTGTTCATGTCGTTGACGATGAGCGGCGCGTAGCGCGCATCGGTCGGCACCATCGAGAGGTTCGGCCACACTTCGACGACCGAGCCTTGCTGAAGGACGATCAGGTTGAAGTTGCCGGACACGCCGTTGGTCGCCGCGGTGATCTGCGCCTGAACCTGATTCGCATACGAGCCGGGCGTCTTGCCCTGGATCTCGAGCGTCGGAAGGATGCCGCCCTCGGTGCCCGAGTGAAGCGCCGTGTCGAATCCGATCGTCGCGCGCGCAGTGCCGCCCGTGAATTGGAGCGACGCCGCGGGGCCGGTCGCGACCGTGGTGATCTCGGGCGTGTCGTCGACGACCGAGCCCGTGATGCCGCCGCCGATCGCAGCGACGAGCGCGGTCTCGACCTCGAGAGCCGTGACCGCTCCGATGTTGGCGACGTTGCCGGAGCCCGTGTGCGTCGCGACGGCGAAGCCGAGCGCCGTGTTCGCGGTGCCCGCGAAGACCTGAATCGACGAAGCCGAACCCATCGTCGTCGTCGTGATGAGGACCGCGCCGGCGCTGTTCGTAGCGACCGCGGGCGCGCCCGCTGCGCCGAGCGCTGCATTGATGACCGCGAGAACCTCGGTGATCGTCGCCGCGCCGATTGCAACGAACTCGGCCGTGTGGAAGACGATCGCGATGGTCGGCTCGCCGTCGATCGAGAAGTTGAACGTCTCGCCGTCGGCGAGAGCGAAGGGCGCCGCGTTCGTCCCGAGGTCGGTCGCCGCCGTCGCGTTGAACGTCGTCGTGACCGGACCGCCACCGTTGAGCGACGTCAAGAGCGTCTGCGCCGGAGCGAGAGCGTAGGGGCCCTCGTTGCCGGCGAGCACGAATGCCGGCTGAGGCGCGAGGCTGTTCGTGTTGAGCACGGCCTCGGCGGTCGTCGCGGTCTGCGAGTTGGGATTCGTCGGGTCGGTGTAGTGGACCGCGCGCGAAACCCAGAGGTTCAAGCCGCCGTTGTCGAAGAAGAGCTGAGCTGCGAGAGCGCCTTCTGCGTTCGCCGCGAAACCGCCGAAGATCTTCGCGTACTGACCGAAGCCGGTCACGAGCGTCGGGCTCGTGAGAGCGTTCGGGAAGTTGCCGACTGCGCCGGGCATCGGACCGCGCTGGCACACGGCCTCCATCGCCGTGTCCGACAGAGACGTTCCGACGATCGCCGGATTCTGCGTCGGCTCTTCGATGACCGCGATCTTGGACGAAAGAAGTTGGTTGCTCATCGGTGCACTCCGGTACGTTTCGGTGGACGACTTATTTCTTCATCTCGGCGACCTTCGCCTGAACGACGGCCGTGTCGACGCGCGTGGTCGGGATGTTCTCGCTCTTGGTCGTCGTCGGCGCCGCCGCCTTCGTCGGGACCGAGGCGGCCTTCGCTGCCGCCGCTTCCTGCTCTTTCGCCCGCTCCTCGGCGCGCGTCGGCGCGCGCGGAACTTCGGGGGGCGCCGGGGGCGCAGGATCGGCGACGATGCGAAGCCACTTCGCGGCGACCGCCTTGCGGAAGTCGGGACAGTACGTGGCCGACTTCGCCACGCGCGCGTCCTCGCCCGCGGGGATCCTGATCGAGTCGGCCATGAGCGCCTTGCGCACGTGCGGCACGAGCTCGCCCGTCTTCGCGTGGTGCACGGTGACGAGCTTCACGGCCTTGTAGCGATGCGGCGTCCCCGGGGGCGCGCTCGCGAGATGCTTACCCGTCAACGTCAGGGTGAGCATGCGGCCGGAAAGATTGCGAACGAGGACCAGGGGGGCCGAAGGGGCCGGCGCGGCTTCCGTCATGAGGGGAAGCCTATCCGCGAACTTTTCGGGTGAACAGGGGTTTTATTCTTCGCTGAGCTTCGACGCCTTCACGTTGACCGTGTCGGCGCACCGTCCATGGTCGATGACGGCGTGCGCCGGGATGAGGTTTGACGGATCCGTCGTACCGTCGGTGACGAGCCCCGAGAACGCTTCGATGTCGAAGCCGCGGATCACGATCTCAGCGGTCCACGATCGGAGGTTCGAGTTGTTCGGGACCGTCGTGCTCTTCGGCTGCGAGCCGGGCCCGTCGAAGTCCATCTCCCATCGCACTTGACCCTTCGTAGGATCGGTCGCGCTCCGGTTCATGTAGAGCCACTTGTTCTTGTGCATGAACATCACGAAGTTTGCGGCGAGGTTCCAAAGCTCGGCCTTGTTGTCGCTCGCGCCGACGACCGTGAAGCTCAGGTCGACCGTGTACGGAACGCGCGTCGTGATGAAGCCGGCCGGCGAGGAGCCGTCGAGATCGGAGACGGTCCCGTCATCGAAGTCCGGTTGCTGATTGATCGAGTAGAAGCGATTCTCGCGGAGCTCGGGACCCGCGAGCACGATGCCGGGCAGCTTCGCGAACTTCGTCACGTGGAGCTCGTCGCCCGTCGTCGCATCGTAGTCCGTCTGCACGGCCCAGTTGACCTCGTCGACGAGAAGCTGCCCCTTCATGAGCTGCAAGAGTGTTCGGATCGCGCGCGTGAGGTCGCTCTCGTATTCCTTCGTGAGCAGCGGACGCGCGTACACGAAAGCGTTCGGAGCGGTGACGCTCTCGCCCCCGATCGGCGTCGAGGTGCCCTGCACGACGTTGACGATCGAGACGCTCACGCTTCGCCCGGGCGCCGGAGTCGAGCTCGGCCCCGCGTTGCCCTGGGGAAGGATCGCGGTGAGCAGCGTCGACGAGAAGACCTTCACGATCGGCGACGCGACGCCGTCGAAGAGCACCATCGCCGTCTGCGTCTTCGTCGCGAGCGAGACCGGGTCGTAGGGATCGTTCGGGTCAACGACGCCCGGGGGCGCGTCGACGGGGACATTGAACCCGGTCCCACGGATCGTGATGAGCTGATCGCCCGACGCGAGACCGATCGAAGGCGTGATGCTCGTGATGGTGGGCGCCGGCACGCCCCGAGTCTATCCGGGCGGGGCGCCCTCGAACAGGGGAAGCTGACGCATGCGGTCGTCGCCGATCGAGCGCAGCCCTCCGCACGCGCAGGCCCGCGCGATGACCTGGCGCCAGATCACGCGCGTGTAGTGCGGCGCGTTGCGCCGAGCGTGGCGCGCGAAGTCTCGGCGCAGCTCAGCGCGCAGTCGAGTCGCGTAGACCTTCTGACCGCGGAAGGCGCCGAGCGTGTCGTCCACGATCGCTCGCGCACGCGCCCGCCACCATGCCGCCGATTCTACGATGCCTTCTTCGGGCGCACGAGCGGGCGGAGCTTGGAAGCCTTCAGCGTCGCGTTCAATTCGTCCCATAGGTTCAGCTCTTCGATCCGAGTCTCGAGCACGCCCGGCCGCAAGTCGAGCGTGCGTGCGGCGCGCGTGAGGTCGCCCTTCATCAGGACGACCGCGGCCTTGATCTTTTCGCTTGAGCGAGGCGGCCCCGGAATGTGCGTGAAGCCGTGCTTCTCGACGGCCGCATCGAGCGCGTCCCACATGCGAAGCTTCTCGACGTAGCGGTAGAACGTGCGGTGCGTCGTGCCGAGCAGCTTTGCGGCCTTCTGGCGGTCGCCCTTCGCGCGGATGAATTCCTCGAGAATGAGGGCCTTCGCCTCTTCCGGTTGCGCGTAGATCTTGGCACCGAGCGTCGAGATGGACATGAGCTTCTTTCTTACCTATGACAGAACCGTCCGAGGGTCAATCCGTGAGGTCGAAACGCCGCCGTGAAGAGCGGATTCCGATCGAAGCCGAGCTCACGGTAGGCACGATCGATCGTGCAGAGGTAGTCCATCGAGGGGAGCTCGCCGAGCCCGTCGGTCTTCGCGAGCTTGTAGGCGAGCGCGCGAACCTTGTGCGACGTCTCGAGCGACGTCACCTCGACGATCGTGTGCTCGTAGGTCTTCGGCGCGCCCTCGAAACAATCGAGCCGGAAGAGATCGATCGGGTCGATGCGGTAGACGAGCCCGTGCAGCTTGCCCTTCGGCCGGCGAACGAAGGTCGCGACCGGGCCGCGCCACCGAAGCGAGTAGCCGGCGAACGCGAGCGTGAAGTCAGGAAGGACCGCCTTCGCGACCGCGCGCGCCGACGGACACCTCGAGAGCATCTGAGCGCGTGA